TTTGAATCCTTACACAAGTTCGACGGAAACGAGAACAGATTGTTCAAGGAACACGAATTCGTTCAGATGGCTGGTCGTGCCGGGCGGCGTGGTTTTGATAGCGAAGGTCGTGTCTTCGTTCTGCACGACCCCATGGTCGAAAAAGGTGCCGTCGCCAAACTCATCCGAGGAACCCCGGAACCTCTGAGATCGAGCTTACGGATATCTTCCGGACTCGTGTTGCGGTGCATCCAAAGACACATTAATGTGGAAGACATTATCAATAATTCGTTCGACTCGTTCTGTGCTTTCGTTCCGACGGAGGAACAACGACGACTCGTCAAGACATATAACGATCAGACGAATCTGTGGAGAGATATATTGAATCGTCTTGAAATTTGGAAATTCGTCAAGAAAGGCGACGAGTGTGCGCTCGACGTGGGGATACGAGGTACGTTCAACGATGTCGCCAAGAATGGTTCTTACAAAGTTCTCGGAGTCGACGGAAATGTGTACACTCGTGGAGTGGTAGAAATACTCGGTCTTAATTTCAAGAAGATGAAGATAAAGGATTTTGAGACGGCGTGTGCGGTTTCAAAATTGAAAAATATTTCGCGAGTGGATAGGCCAGATGATTACGACCAAATAATGGAATACGAACAACTCGAGGAAACGAATCATCGTCTTCTCACAGAATATCGCGATTATGTAGGATGGCTCCGGAGCGAAAACATGATTCACGAAGAGGACCTCACTCCCATTGGTGAGATGGCGTGTGGAATATCGTCCATATGTCCCGTTCTCGGTACAAAATTGCTGGATGATTCGGTGGACGATAGCGACATCATTCGTGCGATATCTACGTTTCCTGCCGCCACCGATGCATCATCAATAGGAAATCGCGCGAATTTGAAATTCGAAGAGTTCTGTCCTCGGTTCGTCAATTGGAATCTCGTGGAAGGAGTGAGTATGTGGTTCGAAGGGCGCGACATTCGAGATATTTGCGAAGAACTTCATATCTTCGAAGGAGCGCTCGTCCAAGTGATGATGCAAGTCAGAAATACCCTTTTGGAGTTGATCGCGGTGAAAACGGACGATTCCACAAAATTGAAAAATGTATACGATACTTTTTACCGTGGAATTCTTAAGACTAGTTCTTTGTACGTGTAACATCAATATTCCATCTTCCAGTTCCAGAAATTGATGCGTATCAGATCGTATCTCTTGTCTCTGAATTCTCGGACCAACAGGGCATCCGTTGTGCGCCACCAATTCTTTACACGTTTCCAGAGCGACATTGTAATCTATGTCAAAGATATTATTAAATGATTACGGGAAAGGAAGTTTCTTGGCTGCGACGCTTTTTTTGATATACTCCACGATATATGCAACGTCCATGTTTTGACGTTCCCACTTATCAGAGCCGGTATTGTAGTACGTGTCTACTCTGTTTATCGTATTGCCTGTCTTCGACCTGTTGTACTTTACACCGTACCGAGCGTCTTTTGGATGCACCGTTGTCCCGGCTGGCCCGGGGTATGGCGTCCCTTCGAGCGTTATTTGAAAGTATTCAGTCAGGAGTCCGGTTTTGCTCTTGTCAATCTCAAACGTTATCTTACATCTAGCATCCGGGGCTTCGGAGAAAGACGCAACCGGCATATCTCCCGAACTACCTTGGGCTCTTGCGGCTGCACTCCGCCTGTCGTGGACTAACTTTGCGATTTTGGCGAACAGCGGTGTATTCGCGGGGAACACATCTTTGCTTTTGGTCGCGAGTTGCATCCGCGATTTGGTTCCCGTATTCGAAGCGTCGTATATCTTGCGCAATATATCCCCAGGCAGATTCACTCTGGCGGGAGACTTGGCACGAGCGGGAGACTTGGCACGAGCGGGAGACTTGGCACGTCCACCCATAGCAGGTGGGAGCTTCTTTCCAGCTGCTCCGCGTACGAATTCGCCTCCACGAGGGCCTTTATAAATGATACGTCCTTTAGCGTCTTTCTTCCCGGTATTGACGTTTTTCGAGTCCATATGATATTATACACATATATTTATATCGTACGGCACCATCAAGTTGTCGTTTGACCCAGGACCTGGAAAGAGCCTATAAATGCTTCGAACTCGTGTGTTATGTAAAAGAGAATGATGTCTTCCAAGAAACCACCCATGAGCGCGCCTCACAAGACTCGTATCTCTCTCTCCGAGGAGGACTGGAGAAAATCTTCGGTGTTCGAAGAGTACGAATTCGTCGACTTGCTCGGCAAGGGCGCCTTTGCTACCGTCTGGAAGGCCAGAGATAAGAGAACGGGAGAACGAGTGGCGATCAAGGTGTCTCATATCGACAAGGGATCCATCAGCGCGATAGTCAAGGAATATATCGCGCTCAAGAAATTCGATCATCCTAACATCGTGAAATCAGAATGCTTCTTTCATAACGCGAGAAGGAACTCGGCATTCATGATTCTTCGCCTATACAGCATGGATCTTTTCTCATTTGTAGATGATCGCGACAATCCTCTGAGCAAGAAGACTCTGCAAAAGCTCATCATGGACATAGGCGGTGCACTCAAGCAAGTTCACGATGCTGATCTCGTGCATCGCGATATCAAGCCGGAGAATATTCTGGTGGCAGACGATGGGACGTTTGTTTTGACGGACTTTGGAGGCGCAGAGCACGTGGATTACATCACTATTGATAAGATCATCGGGACGGGGGCATATCTCGCCCCGGAAGTAGCGACCGGATACACCAGGATGAATGAAGCCGTCTTTACCATCGGCAAACCTTCGGACATCTACTCGCTCGGTATGACTCTGTATCTCGCGGCGACGCAAACGCACGGATGTCCCAACTACAAAGACATACGCTCGATGGTTAAATACATCCCGGATCGCGACATGATCCCGCTTATCAACTCCATGAATCATTGTGAGGAGCTCAAGGACCTTCTTCGCGGGATGCTCGATCGACACCCTATCCAACGGCTCACGATCGACGAGGTGCTCGCACATAAATTCTCGAAGAACTTATGATTTTTAAATGTCTGTGTAATAAAATGCATATCATGGCGAGAGCACCGATGATCAATTGCCCAGACGCAATAGTTATCGCAGGAGGGGGGAGCAAATCGATGGCGGGAATCGGGGCATTGCACATCTTGAAAAGAAACGGTCATCTCAAGAATGTCAAAGTGTTCGCGGGAACGTCTGCAGGTGCCATAGCGGCATTGGGAATGGCACTCGATAGAAATGCCATAGATATGTGCAAGGCGTTCGTGAGCGAAACGTACAAACCGAATTTTGACATCGGAAATTTCACGAATACGTTCGGAATTGACACGGGCATGAATCTGTACAAATGGATAGATCTCGTCATGGGGAATAAGGATTACACGTTCCAGAAAATTTTAGAAGAAACTGGAATAACGCTTGTAATTTGCGCCACGAACCTATCAAAATCAGCCCCTGTGTATTTTTCGCCTAGCACTACACCGGATTTCGACGTTCGACTGGCCGTGAGAATGTCGTGTTCTCTTCCCGTGATATTCAGCGCTGTCCGTCACGAAGACGAGATCTACGTGGATGGCGCTCTCACGGACGCGTTTCCTATTGATTACGTGGCGAATCTTCCGAACGTCAAAAACGTTCTCGGAATTCGTTACGATTCTACCGAATATAGTTCGTTGACGGACATCAACAGCATTGACAAATTTTTCATGAGTCTGATCGCCATCGCTACAAAGGATAAGTATTCTCCAGACGCCAATGTGATCACGATCGACGTCGGCGATCTTTCCGTTCTCGATTTCAAGAATCCCAAGAAGCTGAAGGGAGCTTTCAAGCTCGGTGTGAATTACATGAGAGATTTTCTAAAAAAGAACGAATGATCACAACTCCATGCCGTCCAGATCGGGAGTTCCGGTCAGACCATTGAAGGGGTCTTCGTAACCGATCGGAGGCAGAGGCAACCCCATGGATTTGAACTCGCCCGTCGTGGAAACGTCAGGGACCGTGGGCATGGGAGGAGTCCACTTGGTAGGATGAGCCGCGCTGCGACCTTCGTCGTTTTCGGGGAAACCGGCGGCAATATTTGTAATGAATGAATCCGGATTTCTATTGGTGTCCCATTCGCCGTACTCTGAGATAGTCGTATCCACGGGAGAAGGGGCCCAGCTCACGTTTTTGGCGGCGGGAGGGGGGTACATCTCAAGTTTTTTCAATATCCCTTTCGTCGGTTTCTTGACGACGATCGGTTTCATGGACTTTACAGGGGCGGCGTATTCGGTCAAGGAGCTCTCCTTGTCGGGGTTGAGGAACTTCAGGAGTGCGAATCCCAGTATGATGACGACGATACCGACGATTATCCTGATGGCAACGTTTTCGAACATGTTTATATTACTATATATTTTTTAATTTTTTCAAAAAATATCTGAGATTAAACACGTTTCGACTTCTTGACTCATCTTGAATTCCCTAGCGTATGTTTTATCTCTCGCATACAAGTCGTCTTCTATCACTGCACATACATCGTCGTCAAAGAATTCCACGGTATCTTCGTATTCTCTGACGTATGGTTCGCGTTCCAGATCGTATAGGTCGGGATCTATCGTCAGGACGACGTCGGATTCTACTTCTACGGGAATGTGAGTCTGTCTCTTTGACATCAGCTCGCTCCAAAACTCGTACAAGATGTCCTTGTGTTGAGCGAACCATTCTCTGTCTCGTTCGACAACCACGATGTCTATGAACGGCTTTCCGTCGTCCTGCATGAACCCTGGCTTGTATTGGATGAAGTAACAAAACTCTAGGTTGCACACTTCTAGTTGAACTTGTATCTGAGGAAGGTAATGATGGGGGACCTCTCCAGGCACTATCTTTCGCCGCATGGGACACTTGATTTCTACCGCGTACCCTCGCGATGTTATACCATCTGGACTCGCGGCGAGCCACTTGTATTTATCGTGAACGAGCAATCCGAATTCGAACATTCTTTCTCCGAGAACACTCATGGCGAGATCCGCCGCATCCGATTCGTATTTCACGCCGTGTTCTAGCGCCATCCCCTTCACGGGAGCGTTATTAAGTTTCTTCATCAATAGTTCTTGCCTTGGATCTCCTTTGAAGCTCGCGAACGGCTTTATTCCTAGAGCTCCGGCGACGTCAGAGGCTGTCATAAGACCTTTTCTGACTTCGTACCATTCAGGAGTTCGTTGTGCGTATTGAACTCTTTGAAAAAGTTTGTACACCTCGGGGTGTAGTTGCCGAACGTTGACATCGGACGGGATCGGAATAATTGACATTTTTAATACATAAAAACACGATGTTAAGTTATTAAATATACAAACGAGTGGTTTTTTATGTATTATTTGACCCAGATATTGATCTGCCAAAAAATATTTGATACTATAAATGCCCTATACTATCCAATACGTGAATAGTCTCAAGAAAACTATTGAGTGGGCCAAGTCTTGGCTGGAGCATTACGACCCAGAACTTTCGAAGTCTCGTATCGACAAAATATTCTCGGACCGTGCATTCATTCAGAAGTATTCTTCTCCTCCTTCCGACGCGAAAAACTCTACAGATATCGCCAAGGAAGCGAAAGAAGATATCAAGGAGTACAAGGAGAAGGTCGAAAAACGTCTGAGAGCTATCAAACCTTCTCTGGAAGACAAAGCGATTCGCAAGATACTGGACGAGATTTCCGACGAAGGCGATCTCCTTGATATTCAGATGTCCTACAGAATTCACGACACGCACAAGCGGACGAGAATCAGAAAGCCGACGAAAATTGCAATCAAGTTGTCGGATATGGACAATAACTTAAATAAAAATAAAAAACAAGTGTAGAGATGAACAACATCGTGTCATTCCCTTCGAACGTAGGTAAAATTCCGAGCGAGATAGATCATCACGGTAAAAATATCGCTCGGGAGATAACGACCATGCACGGTATCATAGATTCGCAAGGATCCGACATCAATAAGAACATGAATCAGAACGGTGAAAATATCAGGAGAGAGATGGAACTGATGCGCGAATCGTTCGAGAGAGAGATGAAGTCTCTCCAGACCAAGACCACCAAAGTATGCATGGCCGTGGTCGCGATCAATATTTTATCACGAGCTGTCTTTCGGTGAAGGAGGAGGTCTCAATTTCGATCCTGTTATTCTTGCGCATTGTATGTCTAGCAAATCTCTCCCGTACAGATCTTCCAGATCCGATTTTTCCACGAGTTCTCCCGTGCGATCTCTTGGCTTTTTCTGTTCTTTCTTGTATTGTTTGCTGAGGATGAGAAATCCGAGTGCGATC